TGGTATAGAAGTAATCAATAAGATACTCCTTAGCATCAGGTGTGTGGTTCTTATCACTAAGAATCTCAACCCTTGCTTGGTTCCATTCATCACATGACATTTCCCAATGGGTTGCATCATGTTCAGCGAATAGAAATACCAGTAGTGCTAGACTATGCATTTGGATGAACGTAAAGGTATGTTAGCATACCCACACTATATAGTCAACTATTTTTGTAAATTGTGATACAGTTTAGGTTCGTGTTTCCGTAATAGTTTAGCATATTCCACTTCTTGGGTGGTATACAACTCAGGATTTTCTTTAGCTCGTTTTATTAAAATTTTTGCAGCTTTTCTACTCTTCATATAGGTATTTATACGTTCTCTCATCTAATGAGAGTGATTATCCAATTCAATACTAACTCTCTCTATTTTGTTATAGTTAACATCTAACAAATTACGCAATTCCATGTTCTCTTGTTCACATTCAAATAATCTAAGAGAAAGTGAATTAATTTCATCTTCGCGTTCACATAATCTCTTATGCAAATCTTCAGTTGCGTCTTTTACCTCTATTAGTTGTGTTGTCTGTTCGTCAACAATTTCCTTTAGATTTTTATTAACTTCAAAAAGGTTGTTTATCAAATCTTGTAAATCCACCATTTGTTTGGTTGCTGGATTTTCGTACTTTCTGTATACGTAAGTCATAATGATACTTTGTAATGATTTATTTATGCGACCCTCTGGGCAAAAAAATTGGCGGAATTTTTTTTCCGCCTTTTTTGTAATTACTTCTTCTTTTTGGTTTGAGGTTTTTGAGAATACTTCCAAAGAGTTGGACTGATAGTACCTTCTCCAAAGTCAATTGACTTCAAGACACCTGGTCCGAAGTAATCATAATATAAATCGAAGATGTCAACTCGTTTTCCTCTAATAAGGTCACGACAAGTAGTACCACCAAATTCATAGGTGACAATCACTGCATCAGAAGGTTGATTTTTATTTTTCAGTTTCTCAGGAGTACCATTCTCTAAAAGAATCTCACAAGAGTACTTCTTCTGAAGATTAATCTTCTCATCTTGAGTCCACTTATCTGGGACTCTATCCCCAAGATCTTTCGGGGAAGGCTTCTTTGACTGTTTCGTAGGTGAGTTTGTACTTTTCTCCAAGTTTTCCATCCTTTGCTAAACAAACAACTTCTGCTTCATCCTCGTTTAAACCTTCAAGAAGTTGAATGAACAACATTTCTCTACGATTACGAGTTATTGTTGGATCTCCACCTTTGCAGAATTTGTAGAGACTACGATGCTCATGAATTAAACGTGTATGCTCAGTTCCTTTTGGAGCATCGTTGGGAGTATAAGGAACCTCCCCATCGGGAACTGCTGACTCAATGTTAGGGTCATAATTCCATACAAGAACAGCAATCAATCCTGGATTTGTGGATCGTTCCTGTAGTATTTCAATCTTTTTTGCTTTAGTTCTTTGTTTTGAAACCGCTTCTAGGATTTCAGAAACAAGAGCATCTTTAGGTAACTTTGTTTTTGTTTTTGTGGGCATAATTAATCTTCTAATGGTTCAATGTCCTCGCTATTATCAAATTTAAATGCGATTAGTTGATCTGTTAATAGATTTCCATGTTCGTCGTACATCAGTTCAGGGTGCATTGAATATACTTCGTCTTCGGAAGACTCATTATTTTCATGGTAGGTAAACATGTATTCTCTTGCTATCCATCCTAGCATAGTTCCGACAGTTAATGCAATAATAGAAACGATGGAACCGATCGTAAGTGCTGCTACGGGATCTAACATTTGATACTCCTTGAACTTTTTACTCTTCTATCTTTGATATATTCAAAGAAACTTTGAAGTAAAACTTGATTTCTCTTCGGAGAAAAGAAACAGTTTTATCCAAGACTACTTTTAAAGTCTCTGGTTTTGGTTTTGGTTCTTCCTTTTTCTTACCTCCATTAAGTAACAGTTCAATACCTCTATTTATCTCGATGTCAGACAATGTTTCGTTCCTTTAAGAATTTGACAGTTTCACTACAACCACCGATGATTTGATCATCACCAAGGTCAGACGACATGGTCACTCTTGGGAAAGTAGAACCTTCACCGAACTTAGAATAAAAATCTTCTCGGTCAAAGTCAGTTCCCAATTTTAAGACATCATGTTGTAGTTCCGCTAATTGTAGCACCTTTTCTACTTTAGTGCAATAGGGACATCCATTTTTAGAATAAACTGTGAATTGCATAAAAAAAGAGGGTTGTTACACCCTCTAATTATATCACAAATAATTTATATCATCAACATTGCATGTTGAAGTTCTTTTGCGTGTTTGAGTTCATTCTCTGCTATCTCTTCTATTCTCTTGTCTTCTGGATGATATGAAAGATACTTGATGTAAGTTTCATATGCATGCTTTTCAATCTTCATGTTGATATCATAAGCGTTAAGAGGATCGAGAAGATAATACCCAACCATGATCCAATAATAAACCAGAACAAGATGCTTGGCAAAGAAACGGTCGATCCAATACTTATTTCCTTCCCTAAGTTCCATTTCTTCCAGATGTTCAGTTTCATTGAGTGCTTGATAAAAATGTTCTTTCATTAGGTATATGTGATCTTCTCCACGAAGTCCTAGTGATTCACGGAAATGTAACACACTGATAAATGAAAAGTATGGTGCTCTTGCTATGACTTCTAGTACCCAGAATCTCTGGAAGTCTCTACCTCTGTAGAGGAAGTCGAGGATGTAGATAGTAGTATCTAACACCCATGTATTAAATTTTTTCATACTAATATGGGATTAGACCACGCTAGTGGTATTAGAAATGCTGCTGTTCCGCAGATTAAACCAAAGATTACACAGGTTGATGTGATAGGTAAGTCTTTCATTAATCCTCCAAGACACAGTATTCACAAGAAAGAGGAGTCGCCTTCATATCAGGCAAATCCTCCTTTGCTTGTTTTATTGCTTCGTATGCAGATTCTGCGTATTCACAAATTTCGTAACGATTGTTTTGTAGGTCGTGATAACCTATGACGTAATGGGACATGATAGTTTCAACTCCAGTACATTAGTATTTATTATAACATGGTAGGTATAAATACGCAGTTATGTGTGGACTCCCTTACATACCTCTCCAAAAATCATCTGTTGGTGTTGCCATATTCCTTGATAGAAAATATAAACCTATATTACATAAGAACCAATACACATTAGTCATCCATGCCTGTCTGAAACAATACTTTCTATTGCTCTGTACAATGTAAAGGCTTCTGTCATTCTCTTTAACAGATGGTAGTTGTTCTAGTACAAATGCAACTGCAGCTCCTATTGCAAAGATGTAGAATAGCAAGTTTAATAAACCTGCACTAGCGAATAAAAAACTAATCATCGTGATCGTCCCATGGGTCTGTTAAATTTTGATTTGCGAAGAATCCTTTGTATACTCCATAACCTGCCAACAGTATTGTAATTACTGCAATTGAAATAGGAAATGTAATATTAGGGTCAAGATTGTAATGCGTCACTTGAATAATATGCCTCATAATATTTAACGATTCCATCAGTGTTCATGTTTCCCATGGAAATCCAATCATGAGCACACTGGTATATCGATTGATTAGTATACTTTGATTTTCTGCTGGTGTCAAGTTGACCACCGTACTTTTTCAATAGGACGTTTAGTGACTGTGCCCTCACAGACATACGATCATCAGAATAACGTGTCATGCTTTTTTTCTTCTTATTTTAATAATTGAGATACCTGCCATTAAACCTACAACTAAACCTAGAGATGCTACTGCAATTGTAGTACTGAATACTATTTCAACTGGAACAAAAGGTTGAGTTTCCCAAGTACCTGGCAGTGTATACACTGATGGGTTTGATGCGAAAATCATTTTAGTAAATATTTTCTTTATCTATATTATAGCAACTAAAATTTAAGAGTGCAAGTAACGATTACTTAATAATGTCTTCGAGTTTGAATAATGAAATAAATTCTATCTCATTGTTTTCCCATACCTTATGATTCTCCATCCTATCAACAATTGTAACCACACGATTGACAGTATAACCTGCGTTTCTTAAAACATTTACTGCCTTG